GGGGGAGAAGACGCGAACGCCGGGGATTATATCGTTGGGATAACGCTCGGAGTGGAACTCAAGACCGGGCGGGTCTATATCCTCGAGATATTCAGGAAGCGGGTCGAACCGTTCGCCCAGGTCGAGGCGGTCGTGACAGCGGCGAAGAGATGGGATCCGGTGACGGTGAACATCGAGAAGAACTTCCATCCGTTCGTCGCGAAGGTGGCGGCGGCGGACCCATGGATCGGGCGCAAGATCAGACCTGTCCGGTCCAGTGGTGCGAAGTTGGACCGGGTCCGGTTCGGTCTCCAGCCTATCGTTCAGCGGGGAGACCTGATGTTCCCGGAGTTCAAGTTCGAGGATGAGGAGGACGAGTTCTTCGACTTCCCCGATTCACCGTTCGACGATGTCCCGGATGCCGTGGAGATAACCCTCCGGGAACCTCTGAAGCGGTCCGGCGGTTCGGAGTTGTCCGTCCTCCTGGATGATGGGAGGGTCGTCTGATGCCACAGTTGAAACCTCTCACCAGGGAGGAGAACCGAGAGCGGCTGTATATGCTGACCCAGATCAGGAAACTCCGACGGATGAATCCGGAACAGGCCGAACGGGATATGACAGAGTATCGGAAGCGATATTGGACGCTCCCCCCCGGACCGCGTGGGCGGAAGGCGAAGGAGGCGAAGAGGATCATCGCGGAGGATGAATCACGGTCTGTCTAACCTATAAGAAGCGCCCACAGGTTCAGATAAACTGATGAGTCTCTCAGCGAGGAACGCTCTCGAGGAACGAGTCCTCGCCCTCTATGAGTCGGGGGGGTCCATGTACGGCGTCGCCGATGGGCGGATACAGACAGCCATCTTCGATATCATCCCGACCCGTCCAGGGTTCGACCCTCACGAGTCAGTGAGGACGGAGAAGGGGCTCGAGGGTTCCTATTTCTGGCTATGGGAGCATCTATTCGATACGAACCCGTTTCACTCGACTGTCTGCGAGGTCATGCGCGACCTCCTCATCGGACAGGGTTTCGCCCTGACCTCGACGACTCCGGAGGATATGGACGCATGGGAGACCTGGAAGCGGGAGTCGAAGTTCATCGAGGTGATGAGCGTCGCCCTTCTTGACCTCTTCCGCATGGGGAATATGTTCCTCCTCAACTATCGGGAGACTCCGGACGTGATGGCTCTCCGGCTCCAGACCATCCCGGTCCGGGGGATGTTCCCGATCTTCAACGAGGAGCGGACCGAGGTCATCGCGTGGGACTATCGGATAACCGATCATCAGAACCAGTTCGACCCGGTCTTCTCAGTTCATCCTGGAACCCGGCTCGAGGCTGAGGACGTCTCGTTCGTCTCCATCAACCGGCTCCCCGGAACCGTCTTCGGTCGCGCCGTGAACTATCAGGCGTTTGGGGAGTATATCGGGCTGAAGGATCTACACAGAGTCGCCGGTATCATTGCCGCCCGGCAGACCTCGAGGTTCATCGTCTGGAACGTTGACACGACCGACCTATCCGGGCAGAACTCCGAAGACACGGCGGATCAATCCAAGCGGAAGGACTCGCCCGCACTCCAGAAGATGAAGGCGGTCAAGTCGGCGGTCGAGAATCGCGTCCTCATCAACCGGGACACCGGCGAGACCCGCGTCGTGGATAACATCATCGTGGACGAGACGGTCACGGGGACCGACCTGACAGGGACCGCGGACCTCAAGGGTCTAAACGATATCATCGACACGTTCAAGAAGACCGTAGACCGGAAGGCCCGGATCCCGCCGGTCTTCCTGGCCACCCCGGACGGTTCGAACCGGGCGACGTCCTACAACGAGTTGATCGTGTTCACCATAATGATGAAGGGGTTCTTCCGGTTCATCTCCTCTGAGATCGAGCGGGTCATCCTGCCCGAACTCCGGCTGAGTGGTGAGATAGTCCCACAGGAGGAGATCATCCAGGAGGACGAGGCGGTCAAGTCTCAGATGATCGACGCACTTCTGAACAGCTTCGACCGGGGAGTGATGTCCCGCGATGAGGTCCGAGAGCAGATCGAACGCCTCCTGACCATCGGACTCAAGCCTACGCCTCCCGAATCGGCGGACCATCCGGAGACCGCCCCGCCGCCGTCGTCCTGATGCCGTGGGCTACTCTGGGGGATGTCCCTCCGAACATCCGAACCCATAACGGCGCGCGCCTGACACTGGCCCAGGCGAACGCATGGGGGAAGGTGTTCGACGATCTCATCAAGGCCGGTATCGAGGAGGCTCACGCCGCCGCGATAGCCTGGACGTTCTTCGAGCGCCTGTATCGCCGAGTCGGTGATGAGTGGGTCAAACGGTCGCAGAGACTATCGGCGAAGCCTCAGAACCCGCCGGGAGTCGAGGGGAGGGGGCGTCTACGAGGTCGCCCACTAATAGGCCAGCGACATGAAGACCCCACCATGACGCGAAACCTCCGGGACACCTTCGCTCAGAGATTGAGGGGAGTGGTGAAACGGACGCTCGACCGAGTGGTGAAGGCCGTCCGCCAACTCGAACGGCTCGAGGGTTCCGTCTCCGGTTCGTTCACAGCGGAGGAGTTATTCGTTCGCATTGATCTCATCCTCCAGACAGGGTTCGAGGGTCCGGACGTCCTGGATATCATCGAAGAACAAGTCCGGGTAACGATAGACCGGGCGCGGAGGACCGCGGACCGCCGACTCGTGGACGCCGCCGGAGCAGACGCGGAGGGTCTCGGTAACATCGGCGTAGTGTTCGACGCCTCGATCTCCGACGCCGCCATCGCGAACCTCGCCCTCGCCCAAATGGGTTTCATGACCCGGCTCGAGACCGATCTCGCGAACCGGATAATCCCAGCTCTGCGGAAGGGGATCGAACTCGGGGAGTCTATCCCAGAACTAGCTAGGCGCGTCCGCGAGGTGACGAACTTCGGGTTCTCACGGGCGACCACTATCGCCAGGACGGAGACCATCCGAACCTTCAACGAGGCGGCTAAGCAGAGGTTCGCCTCCCAGGGAGTGAACCTCATCGAGTGGATAACCGCGGGAGATGAGAGGGTCGACCTGGAGATCTGCGACCCTCTGGAGGGTCAACGATTCCTTATCGACGCGGCTCCCCCGAATCCCGCGCATCCTCGCTGTCGGTGTTCATGGCTCCCGGTCCTGATCGGCGGTCCGTCTGGATAATCAGGGTCTAAGATATATGAGGCTCTAAGGGTAGAGTAGTTCATGGCAGCTCCTGGGTCATATACGACAAGGTCGACATCGGTCAGATATGGAGTCTACGTCTCAGTTGTCCTCGCTGATGATACATGGTCTGATTATGGTCTTCTCCATGGCCAGACGGATGATGGACTATATGGCACTAAAGCCGAGGCTGATTCAGTGGCCCAGGCATGGGTCGATAGTTACGAGACCGACACCACTCGACAGGCTGTCGCGGAGGTGGTGTCGATCTCCGACGCGAACCTTGGGAAGAAAACATCTCCGACAGCGTGAGGTCGGTCCAGCCTGACGATATCGCCTCAGAAGGATAGTCTAAGCGTGGAATCGACACCAACCTTAATATAGGTCGGTCACTTCCTTAGACTCATGGACGCGAACTTCGCCCCCGACGCATCGCCCACGACCGCCCCCGGAACCCTTGAGGACTTCTATCACCGTTTCCCTCAATGCGCCTACGAGCTAGAGGAGGAGGCCTTCGGCTCACCGATCTCCGAACTCCGGAGGGTCTTCCTCGAATATATCCGACCGAATCAGACTCACTCGCGTGGGGGCTGGGTTGTTCTCATGGATGCTTGCGACAGCGATATCACTCTCCTCATCCGGGCGGCAAAGTATTTCCACGCGGACGAGGCGGATATCCTCTCGTCGAAGTCGGTCGAGGGCTCAGTCTTAGTCCTCGGAAACGGCTATCAGGCCTAAACCCTAACAAAACCTCTTTCACCGGACAACATAAGATGATAACGAAAACACAATCTAAGCCAATCGCCACGACCGCCCCCGAGAGCATCGACGACATCTATCGCCGTTCGTCCCTCTTCGTTGACCGCTACGGCAACGAACTACCTTCTCGCCCCCGCACAGAAGGAGAGCATCAGAAGACCCTTCTCGCCCTTGCCAAGTCTGGCCAGCGCGTGAAGGTCCGGGAGACCCGCTTCGCATCGTTCCAGCGAGCCCGAGTCATGGCTGAAGCCGAGTCCCGCCTCTGCGGGCTCCATGTCGAATATACCTCCAAGTATCGCAACGGCTCACCGATCTTCGACGTCTATCACTCGGCAGGGAGTGGGTACGAAGTCGAGGAGGCCTAAGATGGATGTCGTCGTCGTTCTCTGCGATGTCTGCGGGGCTGGTAACGATAACCTCGACGATATCGTCGAATGTTCCGTCTGCGGTTATCACGAGTGCCCGGACTGTCTGAAGACCTGCGCGAACGTCGTCGAGGAAGAAGGGACGATTATCCCGGACCCCTGCGTTCCCTGTAAGGGTGAGGTCCGGAAGACCGGGCTATCATGGGCCCTCTGTCTTGACTGTCGGACGAAGGTCGCTCGCCACTTCCGCCAGGGGAGTGCCTGAGATGGCAGACCGACACGGGAACCGAACTCTCCGGGAGCGATGGCTCGACCTCGAACGGGAGATAGACCTCACCGGGCTATCTATCGCCGATCTTCTCCATCCGGACGACGGTCGGTTCGACGCCGCCGCCGCTTCTCGGGAGGTGCGGAACCTCGTCCGGAGTCTGAAGGCCTTCTCGAAATCCCTCGATAGTCGGGCTCGGTTCGATGAGAAGGCGAGGTTCCGGGCTGCGGAGTCTCTCGAGGCGAATCCCTAATCACGCTTACTCCGGAAACCCCTTCCCGGCGTGACCCCTCGGGGGCGGGGGGTCGCGCCAACTTCTACCGCCCCCGCTTTCTCGAACCTACATAAACACCTAATCAGACTCAAGGAATGGTCTCCCGGTGCGGTCTTCCTCCCCCGAATACGACCGGGAGACCTCCCATCCCTCCAGGGTTCCATCGCTCCGGAGGGGCGGGAAACCTGCTCTCCGGTCTAACCTATAAGAAGAACCCGACGAATCGGGGAACGATGGGAGACTCTAACAGCTCGACCCGAGCGTTCTCGTTCGCGCCATTGAGGATCTTCGGTATCGAGGAGACCAAGGGCGGAGGCCTCAAGGCCACCGTCGAGGCGGTCCGTCCGGGCCCGGTGAATCAGTTCAACGTACTGGAGAAGTTCATCGACGCAACTATGGAGAAGTGGTCCGGTGTCGATCTTGTGACGACCCATGACACACAGGCCCGCGTCGATGTCGTCGCTGGTACGATAACCGCAGCGAGGAAAGACCCGGAGACGAAGGCTCTCCTACTCGATATCGAGACGGACCCGGACACAGAACTTGGTCGCCATGTCGCGGCTCAGATCAGAAAGGGGCGCGCGGCGGTATCTATCGGGGCTCACGACCCAGTCCTTGCCACCGATCCCGAGACCACAGACCCACCGTGGGACGTCCTGGACGGAACCCCCGATCATCTGATGGTTACTCGCCAGGGTCATCAAGCCCAGAAGTCCGCTCAGATTCTCGAGATCCATGCCTCCATCGGAGACGCTCTCGCATCCCTCTACGGTGTGGAGGGGGAGGAGGTAAACGCCGCCCTGGATCATAACTCCGAGGTAGCGGACACAGAACCGCCATGGGGAGACGTAGACAAGACGAAACTCCCACTCGTGGCCTTCGTCCCGGATGCTCCGGGTACGGATGAGAACGCGAAGTCGACCTGGAAGTTCCCTCACCACTGGGTCGACAACGGCTCCGGTGAGGATGACAACGGGGTCTTCACCGAGGGCGACCTATTCCTCCACAAGGGCGGACTAAACGCCGCCTGGAGCGCCGCGCAGGGAGGCCGGTCGGGGGAGAAGGCCTCCGCCGAGGTCATCGCACACCTTACCGCTCACCGGAAAGCCCTCGGGCTGGATGGTGAGGATGGAGAAGAAACCGATATGGAAGGAGTAGATCATCCGCAAGCGGCGAACCGAGCCCTTAACCGGATGCTGAAGAAGGCTATCGACGCACTCGTGAAGAACGATACGACCCGCGCGGACGTTGTCGAACAGATGGCACGCGCCGCGGGAATCGGAGCCTCAACGGTGAATAAGATCATCGAGGGAAAGATCAAATGTCCTCCTCTGGCCAGACTCCGAGCGTTCGCCCGAGTCCTGAAGATCTCCTTCGACTCCATCAAGCGGGCTGGAACCTCCGACGGTTGTCCATATGACGCCGAGGCCGCCTTAATCCGCCACCTCCAGGAGACCGGCGACATCAACGGCGCGTCCTTCGAGGATTTATCCCTTATCACACTCCAGGGGGGAAACTCCCAGGAAACCAACGACATGAGCACGAAAGAACTCGAGGAAACGATGAAGACTCTCGAGGCCGAGAACGCATCACTCAAGGCAGAGGCGAAGGAACTCGCCGCCGCCCGTGATGACCTGAAGGCGCAGATCGAGGCCGCGGAAATCGCGGACCTCGTCTCGAAGACCCAGGACATCGAGGCCTCGATGGGCAAGAAGAAGAACGAACTGACGAAGGTCGAGGGCTTGACCCTGGACGGCGCACGCGCCGCCTATGTGGGAAGCCTGGAGGCCTTCCACAAGAACCCGCCCAAGGTCGCCCCGCGCGTCCAGGCCGTCTCTCAGAAGATGAGCGGGTCGGAGAATCTCCCGAAGAAGCTCCGTCCTCTATTCGCCAGAGGGACCATCGCCCAGGTCGAGACTGAGGAGGAAGAGGCATGATCGCCGCACTCCTGCTCCTGGTCATCGGCGCGGTCGGTGTCGTGTCGATGGTCGCCGGACGCATCCAGACGGCAGGTTTCGAGCCTGACCTGATGGCGTCACAGAGCAACGCCGCTACCGCCCCGAAGTTCTGGGACGAACTCGGGTTCTTCGCGACCGATGATCCCGCCGAGGAAGGCCTCGCCTATCGACTCGACTCGAGCGACCCTGTCCTCATCGCCGCCCAGGAGCGTTATCGCTCCCTATACGGTCCGATCTTCGCAGCGAACCGCGCAAAGGCGAAGTCGCATCTCGCCCTTGTCGGCGCACAGACCGCCTCGACGGACATCTCGACCCTTCCGATAGTCCTCGAGCCCGGCTTCGTGGATATGACGCCTCAGAACGTCGTACTCGCCCGGATGCTCCCACGGATCCCGAACCGCGCGAAGTTCGTCGACTGGAACACAGTATCGCTGAGTGACCCGGCGGAGTTCATCGCCTCCATCAACGAAGGCGACCTCCCAGTCTCCCAGGATGACACGTTCCACGCACAGAGGTTGGAGATGTCCGTCCTCGCCGCCCGCTTCGAGGTGACGGGGCTCGCCCAGGCCGCTTCTCAGGGATTCGTCGACCTCAACGACTGGCGACTCCGCCGTCGTCTTCAGGCGATACTCGAGTCGACCGAGGATCAGATCCTCAACGGGACCGCCGCAGACGCGAACGGGTTCGTAGGTCTTCAACAGATGGTGACGACCAACACGACCAACCTCGCCGCCGCGACCATCGCGACCGATGATCTCGACGACTTGATGGAACAGATCCACGTACAACACGGGATGCCCTCGTTCGGTATCGCCTCTCACGGAGTCGTGAACGATCTCCGCAAGGAGTTGAAGGCGAATCAACAGATCGTCGTCGGGAACTCACCTCCCCAGGCGTTCGGAGGGTTCGCCTTCCCCGCCGGGATGAATCGTCTCAACTACAACGGGATTGATATCATCGGTTCCGACTTCCTGAACAACGGTGCTGGGGTGAAGGAGTTATATCTCCTCCAGACCGACGACCTACGTCTCCGGGAGTTGCGTCCTCTGATGGTCGAACGACTGGCGAAGACCCGCGATTCGAACGACTGGGGTATCACGAACTACCTCACGTTCCAGGACATGAGCGCCAATGACCCCGCAGGTCCGCCAGGGACCGGGATCGGCGGTCAGCATCACGGACGGATCTTCAACATCGCGTGAGACCATGACCGCGAAGAAGACGAAGACCGAGTTCACCTTCCACTCGAAGGCTCCGAACGGAATCGTCCGTCTCCCATCCGGGAAGGCGCGATTCGTCGACGGGCTCTTGACGGTGAGCGACAAGGGGGACTTCGACGCGATGGTGAGTCTGGGTTATACCGGACCGCCCTCACCAAAGGAGACCCCGGCTCCAGTGTGGCCCGGATCGGTGGAGAAGACGTCGACGAAGAAGTCCGCTTCCAAGAAGAAGACCTCGAAGAAGTCGAAGCCTCCGGTCGATCTATCCCAGAGCTAGGCAAGTCCTGAAACCTCTTCCTAAACCCCTTCCGCCCACTCGGGAGGCGACCGAATATCCCGTCGAACCCACTTCAACTCCAACTCATGCCTACCGTCCGCCATGTCCTGACTGATAACTCCCGACGAGAACTCGAGGATTTCATCGTCCGGAGTACGACGAGCACTTCGACGAAGGCAGACCTTCAGACCACTATTCTCGCCGCCGGATGGGGGCTCCAAGCGTTCTTAGAGACCTATGATACCCTTGTCGTACAAGGGCGGATAAACGAATATCTGGAGGTCTCTCCATGAGCTACGCCAACCTTGACCGGGTGAAGACCCTCCTCGAACTCACAGTCCCAAGCCTCCGAACTCGGGATGACTACGATTCTCGGATAGAGCGCCTCATGGGTGTGGCTCACGAGAAGGTGAGGCTCGTCATAGTGAAGACGAACGGGGGGATCATGCCTCCCTATTACGTCCTGGCGGTGACGACTCCGACCGCCGCGACCGTCGCTATCGGTCCACTGACTGAGGTCTCCCGCCGGGTTCGGATAAGGCTCGTCGGAGCGGACGAGACCGCCCTCGCTGCGACCCCACTCATCGCCACCATAACGGGAACGGTTGACAGTATCACAGATTCGGAGACGATCTCGTTCGACCGGAACGGTGAGTTCGTGTCGAAGACGACCTGGGAGAGTCTGGCGACCCCCATCACGTTCGCGAACATCCCCGGCACGCCTGGGACGGTTGAGATATTGGAAGATGTCGATCCGGTCCTCGGTGATGTCGAGGACATGATGACCGCTTGTGGTTTTCTCCTCGAGGCGGCGGACAGGTTCGATAAGGAAGCGGAGCCCCCGGAGATGGGGGTCTTCTGCCGTAAAGCGACAGAACTCCTCGACGACTGGGTGAAGGTGAACCTTCAGGAAAGCGTTCTCGAACCCCCTCTCGCTCTCCGGGCGTCATCGTGAGCCCAGTCAGGAAAGCGCCTCCGCCAGTGGTGAAGGACTATGTCGACGAACGAATCGGAGGACTCCGGCGGGATGTCGAGGGGCGGATCTCATCCATCGAGTCTAAACAGGCCGCCGACCTCGCCCGGTTCGAGGCGATAGGGAAGAAGGTCGAGGACCGCGGACGCGCCACGGACCAACGAATCGACGATCATCGGGAGGCTATCCGAGAACAGATAAAGGGTCTCGAGACCCGCACGCGGGAGGATATTCATCAGTTGGAGGGGAAGATCGACTCCCGACATACCGAGACCATGGGCCTTCTGAATGAGATCGCAGGCAAGACCGGAGTAGTCGGGGCGACATCCTCCGGTGTCTGGTCCCGGCTCCCCCCGATCCTCAAGGTCTTGATAGTGACCGGGGTCATCATCGGGACGGCGACGGCTGCGTTCATATCATCGCTGTCGGGGGTCTTCCAGTGACCGACGCCGTGGACGACTCGAAACTCCAGGCGAAGTTGATCCGACTCCAGGGAGTAGTCGCCGGGTTGAGTGGGAAGGTCATCGCGAAACTGGCCCTCGGACTCGAACGGGAGATGAAGATCGAAGCGCCGATAGACACCGGCAGACTCAGGAACTCGATAGAGGCCAAGGTCGAGACCGACCGGGCGACAGTCGGGACATCGGTCAGGTATGCGAAGTATGTCGCCTTCGGCTCTCCGGCTCACCTCATCCGACCGCGTGACAAGAAGGCCTTATCGTGGCCAGGTGGTCCCGGTCCTCGGCGGATAGTCCATCACCCAGGGAACAAGCCGAACCCGTTCCATCTGCGAGCGGCTGCGAAACTCAAGGGAGATGCTGAGGCTATCGCTCGGGCTGTCATCGTCCAGGAGACCCAGACGTTCCGATGATAGTCTTAACCATAGTGACCCCGGTCGGTGTGAGCGCATCCTCCCCCATCTCGTTCGATGTCACCTCCTCCGTCCCGTCTCCGTTGATCTCGGTCATCCTCTCCCGCCAGGGGCAGGCTCCAACGGTCAAGGCCGCGGCGATTCAGATGTCGGGAGGAACCGGGACCGTCACGTTCGAGGCGGGATTGTTACCGCCGGGCACATATGACGTCGTCGCGGTGGGGTCTGATGGTGTAGATTCGGGTTTCATCGTCGGGGTGGATCTCGTCCTCAGTCTATCCCCAGACCCGGTCGAAACCCAGTACTGGGAACTCGTCCGGGCCACGTTCCAGGCGAACGCTCCGATCCTGGACGTCCTCCGGGATGTCGGTCCGGTCGATGGGGCGGCTCATCCAGATATCCTCATCGACTCGCTCGGGAACCTTGACCGGCTGGCCCAGTCTCCGGGGATAATCATCGAGCCCATGCCAGGGGAATCCGAGCACATAACCTGGAACTCCCGGTCGTATCTCCTGAAGGCGAACGTCTACGCCGTCGCAAGAGCGGATTATGAGGGGATGAGGAACGATGGGGACCGGAGGAACATCGAGGAACTCGCTCGCCGGGCCCTAAACGCTCTGATGGCGAATCAGAACCTCGGTGGGTTCCTGAAGAAGCCCATCGAGTTCTCGACCATCGAGACCGTCGCCTTCCGCCTCCCGAATGTGCGAAACGCCACGATCCTCACCTCCTTCTTCACCATCGAGGCCCTCCTCGTCCGCCGAGGGGCGGTCTGAGGTCTCTCCGGTCTAACCTATAAGAAGAACCCGACGAATCGGGGAACGATGAAGATCATCAATCGCGGCGGGACACGTGCGGTCCACGGTCTCGGTCTTGTGAACGCTGGAGATACTCTCGACGTAACCGATGAGGTCGGTGAGCGGATCGTTAAGATCCCAGGGTTCGCCATAGTCAGCGATGAGGTCGACGTCATGGGCGAGCCTGAGGAGACGAAGACGCCTCAGAAGAAGGCCCCGAAGAAGTCCACGAAATCCGGAGGTAAGAAAAGATGAGCGTAGAAGCTGAGAGATACTTCGGCATCGCCGAGGAGCCCACCTATGGAAACCCGGACGTCCTGGACCCTATCGCTCCGGCGGCGACCCTGACAGCGGATCGAGATGTCGCGGCTCCGTCGATCTTGGAAATCGTCGCCAGTGGGATAACCGTTGGCGGGACTGTCACGATCCCCGGAACCATCAACGGCGCGACCCACTCGGAGACGTTCACACTCC